TCTCAATCTCCGCATTCATCCGCATTGACTGAGATGTACCAATCCAGCTAATCGTTCCGCTCGTACCGGATTCGCCCAATACGATATCGCCAGAGCGGTAGGTTATATCATCCTGCCACTCAGAGAGGCCCACCGCAATTGTTTTATCCTGATCCTCATTTTGATCAAGGAACGGCCCACCGCTCAGTTCTGATTCTGAAAATGTCCAGTTGTCATCCGCCAACCGTTTAAGCTCTTGTGGTTGGTGGTTCTGATGCGCAATCCACATTGTGTCGTTGTTGTGGTGGATATCCAATTCCAGAACTTGAAGCTGGGTATAAGGCACGATCAGAGATGCTTTTTCCGTCCCCGCCGTATCCTGAACCACGATCCGCGTAATATCATCCTCGCCATCAGCCGAATACACCACGAAAACCGCTATATATCGCTCAGTTACGGAGAAAACGAAATCAAACGCCCGCGCATCGGATGGGTAATAAACCACGCTATCAACGGTAATTGAGGACAGCGTGCCAATGCTCACCAGCGGAGGGCGGCGCGTGACCTGCCCGTAAGGATCGATCAAAACATTATCCGCCTGGACAAGCGCGTTAGCATATTCCGGCAATTCCGGTTGAAATTGGTACTCCCGCCCAATCAGGCCCGCTGCGAAACTGTCGCGTGTAATATCCATTAGTAAATAAACCCGCTTTCACCGCCTGCGTTGCGCCGTGAGTTGCTGTAATTGCCTGTGACCCGGTTACGTTGGTTCGGGTGGCGTTGGCTCTGGGACTTAACGGCTTTTGCTTTCGGTAGCACTTTGGCCTCGTAATACACCGTAAGCTCGTTTTTTAGGTCTTTGCTCTGAGTGATCTGCAAGCACGACATAATTGCCAGCTGGTACATAATCACCTGATAAAGTTGCGAACTCCATTCCGAGATCGTTTCAGTATACTTGATATAATGAAATTTCAGGTCTTCTGGAACGTTCGCATAAACAAACTGGCCGATAATGTCGTAATTGTACAGTTCGGCATTGAATGGGCGCAGATAATCGTCGGGCAGGCTGAACCGATAGCTGTAGTCATAAGCCCCTGCGTTGTTGTCAAAGGTCGCGTCCGGCGTTTCGATAGTTGAAAAGGCGCGTAGTTCCGGCCATGGAAATTCCGCCTGCACCTCTCGCATAATGCGGTAGACCATGCGCTTTAGAATCAAGCCGTTATCGGTGGTATCCGCGCTTAGATCAGTGAAAATCTGGTCTTCACCAAGCAGATCCATGGTGTCGTTTGCAAGTTCTTCTATGGTACTCGGCCAATTTGCGGGAGCTGCCATGTTACCTCCTATGAAAAAAGGGCGGGCACAATCGACCCGCCCCTTTCAACATGCAATTTAGCGCGGGTTTAATCAGCCTTTTCGAGCACAACCTTGTACAAGGTCTGCGTGGAACCGCTAATCGTCAGCACATCACCAGGCTTCAACCATCCAGCGTCATCTGTAGAGGCATCTGCGTCCGAGTTGTAAAACTGCTCGGCTTCTGAACCCTGAACAGATGCAACAGAACCAAGATATGCATAGGTGTTGGTGTATGCTGTTCCGCCCGAACTGAAGTACGACGTTACAGATGCAGTATAGGTATTGGTTTGACCGGATACCTGAACATCGTCAACCGTGCTTAGAACGCGGGAATAATCAGTGATCGTGATGGTAGTATCGCCGTCCACATCAGAATTGCGCTCCCGAATCTGAACATCAGCAATCGCAAGGGTTGCCACCAGAACCGCTGTAAGTGTAATCAATTTTTTCATCTTATTTCTCCGTTTAATTTAGATTTACGGGGGCCGAAGCCCCCTGTTCAATCAATTACGCTACAACAGCACCCTGTACAACCTGGAGGTCGTCGGCACGAACGGCGTTGGCATACTGCTCAACGTGAATTGCGCACTGGCCCTTGAAGTAGCCGCTTGGAGCTTCCATCAGGGACTTTTCAGCCATGAACTCGCCCCAGCAAATGCCGTCTTCTGTCCAACCGGCGATAAGTCCCTGTTCTTCGCCAGAGATAAGCCCTGCAGCGGTGAGGGTAGCAACATCGTCAAACAGAGGATGAACGACCGGAACGCAACCGTAAACCATCGGCAGATCGCCGCTTTCAAAGTGCTTGGCACTCGAAACGTAATCTTGATTCAGCAGGCGGTCGCCGCTGTTATCAACCAGAGATTTCCATGTATCCGGGCCGAAGCCAACATAGATATGCTCGCCGGTAAGATACTGCGTGAGCATCTTAGCTTTGATCGCAGAGAAAATTTTATGATCGATTGTGTCGCGGGTTTCGTCGGCCATGATCTGGGATGCCGGAATCGCCTCGGTCGTAACCGTGGTAGAATCGGTCGCATCATCGGCAACGCGGTTCATGGTAGCATCAAACAGCGCATGCATACCACGAAGATCCTGTTTACGCCAGTATCCGGCCCACAGAGCGCGAATCTTACGACTGGTAGGATCGGTGTATTCGAGGAAGTTCTTTTCACTCGGTGCAAACCATTTGCCAATCTCGAACTGACGCGGAAGAATCTGCGTACGCTGGCCCTGAACACTATCGTTTCGGGTCAGAACGCTATCAACCAGCTGCGCCTGAGACGGGGAACCAATCTGATCATACGAGTGACGGCTTGTTACGTCCGCCATGGCATTATCAACGCCCGCGTCGTTCGCCGGGTGCATTCCGTCGATAAAGTCGGCTTCACCGGCAGTATTCTGGAAACTGAACGTTTCTTTCAAATACGCACGTTTAGGCCCGCCCGCAAGTTCCTGAACCATTTCATGGAACTGCTTAATGTGATGTACTGCGTCGGTGTCACTGATTGCAAAGCGAGGCATGAAGCCGGCTACAAACAGCATATACAGAATTTTGGTAAGTTTCATTTTCGTACCCTCCTGGGTTAATTTAACTCAAACAACAATTTCTAATCTGTCGCTTGCCTTGTTCCCTTAACCAAGGGGGGCTTGCTAGGCGTCCGGGCCGTTCCGAAGCGTTTACGCTCATTTTTAGGGGCCGTAAGGTTATTCCCTGCTTATATATAATATACACTAACTCCGTAATAAAAAACCGCCCACCCCTTAAAAAAAGAGATGAGCGGCCAACTTGAGGAGAAGTTGAAAGTTATTTTACCCCTGTTTTGAGAGGTTTGCTTGAATTTCACGAACGCGAGACATTGTCTTATGATGATCCGGGTGGTTGCCCCGCATATAGGACGGATCCGCTTTGAGCGTTTTAAGCTCTTCCTGTAGGCTCTTAACCACAGTCGGGTCATTGGCAGGCGGTTTATCTTCCCGCACGCTCATGGCAACGTCAAACATGGTTTCAATCGTTGCTTGGTGGTTTACCAGCCCTGCAGCTTTGAGCGTATCGAATAACTCAGGAAAACGGCTTTCCATTCCATTCGCCGCCTTCATGTTTTCTTCGTAATTGTCGCCCCATTTTTCTTTAAGGGCGGTTTCGGCTTCCTTGGCAATCTCTGCCTGTTTATCCTGCATGGATGCCTGAACAGCCGATAGCGCGTCCGCCTTTTCCTGCATCATAAAAGAAACAGTTGCGTCGTCGTACCCGGCTTCATGGTACTTCTTGAACTCATCGGCCATCCCTTCAAACTGCTTTTCCAAGCCTTCTGGGGGCTTCCATGAGTAACCGTCAGCGGTTTCGGGCGGGTTGATTCCAAGGCGCGTGCGGAGGTCGGCGTTAAATGCCGTCTTGTCCTCTTCGCTCGCGTCATCCCCTGGAACCCTGATTTTTGTGGAATTGTCGGAACGGAGTTCGTCATACGCTTTGGCAAGTGGGCCAACACCGCCGAACTCGTGAATTTTATCGGATGGGGTGTAATCTCCGAAATCTACGCCTTCAAAATCTTCAATTGCCATAACTTACTCTCCTTGTTGGTTGCTGTGGCGGGAATCGAACCCGCGTTATTGGACTATGAACCCAACACGAGCACCAGCCCCACTGCGATTATTTACCCTGCTGTTTCTTGGCTTCGGCCTTCTTGGCTTCACGCTCCTTTAAATCAGGGTCGTTGCGCTCCAGGTTGCGACGAATACGCCCCGGCAACTTGTCGTATTCTTCTTCCGGAAGATCCTTGTATTTTTCAAGCGGGAAATCTTGACCGCTTGCACCCTTGCCGTCCGTGGTTCCGGTGCGCATCTTTGCCTGTTCGATCTTTTTGGCACGGCGCGAAAGGAAGTCTGACTTCGGCTTTTCTTTGGGTTTGGCCGGACCTTCATCCTGAACAACATCTTTCTTCTCGGGCGGTGCGTCGTCATTAAGCGCGTGGTGCGCAAGAATCTTGCCCGGTAGCTTATCTTGAATCTCCAAACTGATCTTGCTGTTTTTGCGGGGCAGGCCGGTAAGTTCTTTGATGAGATCAATAGAACAGCCGAATGAATCTGCATATTGCTCGACCGAAACCTCCTCAAAAACAGGCCCCGAAAGAATATCGCAAAGGTCATTAAGAATATCCTTCTTTTCCTTCTCGCTGCTGACATCGTAGTCGATGTCGTTCTCAGCGCAAAACGCCATAATATCAGTCAGGCTGACCGCTTCCGGATCAAGTTCGCCCGCTAACAGTGCTTCTTTTGTAATCGGTTCGCTCATAATTCCTCACTTGTTCATTGGGTTGATGATGTTTTTTACCACGAAATCACGCCTTGCGACAGCATCATTTTGAGTTTTTTGATCGGAGTGCGAAAGCGTCTTGTAAAAACCGCCCTGCTCTACCAGATAATCCAGAACCTTCTTGCCGTTCGCCGTCTTTGCGAGTTGCTTTATCGCGTGACGGTGCTGCTTCGCCCTGCTGTCCTCATTGTTGGGTGGCATTATTCAGCCTCGCTACCCGGCTCAGGGGTCTTCTGAATGTCGCGCTTAGATGCCGCTTCAATATCGGCCTGCGCGTTTGCCATTGCAATTCGCTCCTGACGGATCCGCGCCAATTCGTTTTTGTACTCAATGCTGTTCCGCGTCTGGTCAACATCCAGATTCCGCTTGTTGGCAATCCGCATAAGGGTTTCTTCGATCTTAACCACGGCCTGCGCGTGAGTGCTTCCTTCGAGCAACTGTTCGGCCTGAACCATCTCTTGTATCGCGAACAGGACGTTTTCGGTTTCCACCCCGGCAACCCGCATGTCAATACGGCTGGTGTACTAAACACGGAACTGGTCGCCCATTGCGATATTCCCGCCCTCGTCCTTGCTCAAAAGAACGTCAGGAACCTCAACGTCTGCCAGCCCATACTGAATAATATCCTGCGCCAGAATGGTGATAACATCCGAGAACATGCCTTTAAGCGAGTTGATTACCGGGAAAATCATGAAGATTTTTTCAGCGATGATCTGCGAAACCTCGTAAGCGGTCTTTTGCCCTTCCTTGAAATGCTCCAGCGCCTGGAACAAATCGAGGAAGTGAAGCTGTTCGACCTCGGAAAACTGCACTTCTGCGACTTCCCGCGCTCCATTCGGGTCGGTGTCGCCACCGTAAAGAAATGGCGTTGTGGTCAAATCAGCATACCGGACATCCCCCGGCCGCAGCGCATTCGCATTGTCAACGCTGTTTTCGTCATTCATGAACATTGCGGGGCGGGTACGGAACTCGCTCGCATCAAAATAGTCATCGATTGCCCTAACCGCCGTTCGCATGGCCGGAAGCGAATGCATCGCGCTTGAGTAGCCCGTCCGCATCCCGCGGCGCTTGTTCTGAACGTACACCACATAGCGAAAACGATATGTACCCGATTCCATAACGGTTTTACGGTTTTTGACTTCCACATAAACCACCTCGAAAGGCATATTTTTGGAGTCTTTTCTTTTGGCGTTGCGTTTCTTCCTCGGGTACATACCGTGGATGAACTCAAATTTCTTCTTATCGCTCTTGTCGTAAGCCTTGCGAACCTCATCGCTTACAGAGTCATATCCGAAGTGCTCGACGGCCTGGTCGGCGGTATACTCGAATTTGCGATACATTTCGGTTGCCCGCCCGCGCCGATCAAGATACCAGACGCAATCCGCCGAACCGTGGGCTTCAATCTCATGCTCGCCCGTTTCTTCGTCGAAATGGACATAGAGAACGCCAACCGAGCCGAGTGAATAGTCGCTGAGACTTTCATGGTACGCCTCTGGGAACACGATTCCCATAATGTCGTCGCCCTTTTCCCCGATTTTCTTATAGAACCGCTGGGCTTCCTCACGCTCTCGCATTTCAGGATCAGCGCTTTCAATGTGACCACGCCCCATGGAAACGGTGTTTGAAAACAGACCGCCCACCATTTTCTGATGAGAAATAATCCCCGCGCTGGTGTTCGGCAGAGATATTTCGCTCTCGTTCGGGTCAATGGTCAGGTCGTTGTACTCAGGTACGAAGTAGCGGGCGCATATCCTCGTCAGCGAGTCAACGCTGTCAAGTTCGTGCTTCCCGCCCTCGTAGGCTTGGATTGCTTTATCGGCTTTAGATTTTCCCATAGTGTCCTCGGTTAATATACACTAACCGCGCTTTTTCTTGCCAAAGATCCGGTCAAAGTTGTCCCGCGCCTCTTTCGTGCTGTAGGTTCGGCTGCGGAGATCCCTGCGCTCTGCCGCTTCCGCCTCCTTGCGAAACTTCCGATTCTTGGCTCTAATCTCTTTGCTCATGCCTCTTCCCCGTCATTGGATTAATCCCGCGTATAACCTGCCAGCCGAAACGCCACCGCATCGAAAAGCATAGATCCATTACCGCCTGCATGAAGCCCTGATTTGCGGCAAACATGCGCTTTTGCTCCATCTGTTGCCAGTGGGTCAGACGTTCCGACTTTTTCCTTTTGTTGCGGTTTCGCTTCATATTACACCCAGATTATGTTTAGGCCCATCACGCGGTCGATTCCCTCTTCATAAACCGAGTTCCATGCGGTACGGTCTAGTTCGATATTCATCTTGTCAGCCGGAACGTCATCCCTCATGAGTTGCATTACGGTGGGGGCAACGTGATCCATAAGCGGCCCCATTAAGTTTAGACGACGGTCTATTGACGCGCAAGTTTTGCCGATGTTGTCCATCGATTGAATCGTCTTCTGGTTCATTCTACCACCCTCACAGCCCTTTCGTAATAATCCCGCGCAACAACCTTCTCAAATGCCCCGATTCCTACGCTGACTATAGCGTAAATAATCACAATCGCAAGGAGTGTGGCTATTAAATCAAGAACTTTGCCGATCATCTCAATACCTCTTCCTCGGTTTGCCTGACGCTCTCGCCAGCTTGCGCCCAAGGTTTCCAGGGCGGGCCGGTTGCCATTTCACCAACTCATCGAGCGCCCAATATCGCGCCGCGTCGATTCCGTGATTCCAATTGTCCTCCGGCTCATTTAAATTTAGACCGGTCGAATGCTTTTTCCAAGCATATTGTTGAAATTCCATCTGCAAATTGACCGAGGCGCGATGAACCTTGATCGGAAAGCGCTTCATTAAATCTATACCGGCCACAATCGAACCTTTCGTTTTCGGCGTTGCGCTGATGTTGTATCCCTCGGTGCGCAGTTCCGCTATCTGATCCGGGCGGCTCTGATCGGCCTTTATCTTGCTGTTTTTGCTGATTCCGCACTCTTCAAAGCGTCCCTGCAAACTCGGCGTGTTTGGTGCTGCATGGCTTTTGATGGTGATAAGCTTTGTTTCGTAGACCTTTTCGCGCAATAGCAGGGATCCCTGGTGGATGCAGCATTCGATGAGCGCAGCAGGATCGTCGCTATAGCCGAAGTCCAGGCCGAATCCCCACTTGTCGCAAAGGTGCTGTTCGGGCCAATAGTCGATGATTTCCGGGGCAATGTTGAATATGGCGCCCTCTCTGCGACCGCGTTGACCCAAGCCATACACAGCCCAAGCCCACTTATCCGCAGTTCCCTGTCGTACATTTTCGGGATTGTTTGGGTCATAGGCGAGAATTTCGGCGCGGTCGGTGGCCGGCAACATCGGGTTGTCTCTGAATGTTGAGTGTATCCACGCGCAATCATCGCGCTTTTGAACCTTCTCGAATATCCAATGGCTGTTTAGCGATGGATTGAAGTCGTAGATAATCTCCTCAGATGTGCGCATTACAATCTGGCGGTGCGACTCGTAGGGCAGTTCCATCACCTCGTTTGCCCAAGTGATGTCGTAGCGCGGGCCGTGCAGTTTTTGAGCCTCTTTACACCCTCGGAAATGAAAATACGAACCGTTTGGAAAGGTGTATTCCATATTCGTCTGGTTCCAGCACTTATCATCCCATATCTGGAATTGCTCCATCATCACAGTCTTAAAGTCGGCAATGATTGAATCTCGACACGTTCGCTGGTCATATCGTAACCCGCGGATCCGTCGTTTCTTGGTAAGAGCCTTCTCGACTAGGTATTGAACAATGCTGAATGTTTTGGAGCTTCCAGAGCTTCCCTCAAGCACCTTGTAGAAAAAATCATTCGCATCGGCTTCTTTTAGCCTGCGATAGTTCGGTGTTGTTGGGATTTTGCGCACAACCTCAGTCATCCGCTTTCTGCTCCTCCATCACAAACTTGATATTGGCATCGACTTTATGGTCATGCTCTTGTTTATCGCGCCACTTTTCGGGATCACGATTCTTTAGCCAGAATATTGCTGCGGTCACATCGGAATGAACCTTTTTCACGTAAGGCGCATATACCGGCTTATCCGCCCCGCCCGGCATGAATATCTTTAGGTCGTCAACCTCGTATCCCACCGCCCTTTGATACAAACTGCGCTCCACTCGGCTGTCAGCGGATTGCTTTCCGACCTTTAAGGCATGACAAAAATCATCATGGTCATTCTTCCATCGGTAAATAGTTCGAACGTCCACGCCAAAGAAATCAGCTATTTCGTCGTCGGTGGCGCCAAGTAAGCAAAGCTTTTCGGCCTGCTTAGTATACTCGTCTTTGTATTTTGGCGGGCGGCCTCTGTTTTTTTTACCGCTCATGTTAAAGTAACCTCTTGGGAATATGCATATTCACCGAAATATTTAAGCTCGGCTTCCTTTCTAGCACTCACAGCATTATTTATAGATTCGAACATGCCTATGAATATGCTTTTCCTGTTTACCATAACGTGAACTTGCCATTTTTTAGACCTCTTGCTCCAACTAACACCCCTATGTCCAGAGGTGTTGTTTTTTCTGCGACCACTGTTGCGCATATTCTCCACTTGGGTGCATGCCCTCAGATTTTTCATCCTGTTGTCGAGTGTATCGTGGTTTTTATGATCAACAACCTTGGATCCGGGCAGCAATATCCGGTGGACATACGTAGTTTTTCCTCCCATCATGCATTGTACGTATCCGCATGAAGCATAGAAGAAGCGCCCTATTCCAGCCTCTCGAAGCGCACCTAGACCGGCTTTATCGATCTTCATAACCTTGTTTGGCCATTTTTTAGTCGATATATCAACCTCTACCCACTCGCCATGATCGGCTATTAGGTCGTTTTTGCCGTATAAAGCCTCTTGCTTTGGAGTTAGCTTGCCCATAGTTAATTTACACGGATTATATTAAAACTCTCTTGTTGATGTACTTATCGCGCAAATACCGCGCATCCCGTCGCCGCCTGTCCTGCTTTTTCTCGCTCCTGATCACGTTTCGCGCCCGGTTGCCAACCAAAGTGCTGATATAAGCGTGAATGTTGCCGTCTACCTTGATTTTCTGCCAGTTCTGCACGATTGCCAGATGGAAGGCTGATATAAATTCGTGTCTCAGGTGCATCGACTCCCCGAAGTGCCTTGCTATGTGCCCGTTTGCTATGATGCTCGCCATTGTTGCAAACTCCTCCGTCATTTGACCGGCCTTAATACTTTTTTCAAGCTCGCGCCTCAATTCGTCGTTGCCGATTCTCACCGATCCCCCTGGTTGACGTTTTGAAACCCTTGCGAATATTTAACGATTTGTCAATTCCAATCCGCCGAACCGACACGAAGAAATCCTTTTCGGATGGTTTCGAGTGTTTTGGCCCATCCTATTTTGGGGTTGATAACAGTACCGTCTCTACGACATAGCTTATAACAATCCCTGCGCTTTGTTTTCCACATACTGAAAACCTCGAC